CCATGACATTACAGGATCAGTCACCCCATTTCCTAAATACGAATCAGGTAGTAAATTATTAGTACATCCTGTTACAAGTAGCATATCTACTCAATGGTATAATGCAAATTTAGTTTCAGCTGTAGAATATGATGAAACTAATTATAATAGTTTATGGTGGTCTATCCCAGAACATATATTGATGGATGAAAACAATTCACAATATCAATTATTTGTTCAAATGATTGGTCAACACTTTGATAATATGTACATGTACACTAAAGCGTTGACGCAAATTCATGAACGAGATGAGCATCCTCAACGTGGTCCTAGTAATGATTTATTAAATTATATTGCAAAAAGTTTCGGTTGGAATCTCCAAAATGTTAGACAATTAAGTGATTTATGGTTATATAAATTAGGAACTGATTCAACAGGTAGTTTACAAGAATCACCTGACTTTCGTGTTAGTGCTCATGAAAATCAAACTCATCAAGTTTGGCGAAGAATAGTTAATAACTTACCATATCTTTTAAAAACAAAAGGTACTGCTAGATCTGTAAAAGCATTGATGTCAATTTATGGGATACCACAATCTTTGATTTCAATTAAGGAGTATGGTGGACCTGGAATTGATAATGATTTACCTATATTAATTGAAGACACTTACGCATATAAATTAAATATACAAAGTGGATCTTATATAAGGATACCACAAGATAAAGTAACTGCATACAGTTATGGATGGGGTAATGGTGCATGGTGTGGAGTTACTGGCAGTGGTCAAACATCTTCAAGAACACCTGACACATATGAATTTAGATTTAGTACTGAGCAATCTTCTTCATATGGAGCATATCCGATATTAATACAAACATCTGGGAGCTCAAATGCAGTTAAAGCTGCATTGAGTGTAGTATCATCGTTGGAATTAGAAGGTTCAGCATCAATATCTGGAAGTTCATATTATGGTAAAGTACTATTTGAAACTTTTGGTACGAGTTCAAGGTATTCATATAGTGAGTATTTACCTATATTTGATGGTGATTTGTGGACAGTAAGAATTTATAATCCAAATCCATTTGTAACATCAAGTATACAAAATATTATACAGATAGCACGAGCATCAGATAGTTTATATGGTCGTATATCTCAACAATCTATAGTATCAATGTCAGCTGATTTATATTCAGTGACTACAAATTTTTTAGGTGGAGGTAGTGGAAGTTTTTATACATTTTTAGAAACAAATTCGCAAACACCACATTCGTTTACAGGAAGTTATTTTTCAGGTTCAATTCAAGCGTATAAAGAATATTATACATCATATAGTGATTCAATTTTTTATAATCATGTAAAAAATCCAAGAGCATATAATATTGATTCAATATCTGGGTCATATTATTCATTATATCGTTACATTCCATTCGGTGTGGATTTACAAAGAGAAGATCACACTTCAGTTTTATATGCATCATCATCTCAACCAGATAGGTCAAAAACACCAACATTAATACAATATGTGAATTTTACCGGTTCACAATATACTCAATATGAAAGTATAAATGAAACATATTATTCCGAAACTCCGTATATTGCAGGTCAAACATTACGATCTGAAAAAATAAGATTGGAAGACAGTTATTTAAAATTTGAACTATCTCCTCAGGCTAGATCGGAAAATTCAGAATATGACGATAAACCAAATGATACAAATAGATTAGCAATAGTATTTTCAACATCAGATCAAATTAATCGTGATATTGCAAATCATATGGGTGGTGCTAATTTTGATGAATGGATTGCAGACCCGGAACATGAGTTTGGAACATCGTATCCAACATTAGAAACAAAACGTCAGGAGTATTTTCAAAAATATTCGCAAAAATATGATGTAAATTCATTTATAAGAATTTTAAGTGTATATGATTATACATTTTTTGAGCAGATTAAACAATTAGTACCTGGTAGAGCAAATCTCATTGCTGGTATTTTGATTGAACCTCATATGTTACAACGACCAAAGGTTCAAATTTCAAGAATGCCTGAAGTGACGAATCCACAATGGGATGATACTATAACATACCCATTAACTCAAACTGCTGAATACTTAACATATCAAGATTCATTCAGTTTAACAGGATCTTCAGAGATTGATTATTTTTATCAAACTGCATCATTGATATTTACAGAATCAACTGAAATTAAACGTGATTACATAACTAGTTCAGTATCACAACCTTTTAAATTAAGGGATAATGAATTTTTAACAGTAACTACATCAAGTTTAGATTTAAAAAATGCATTCAATGGACAATGGTATACTGGTCATGATTTAGAAATAGAAGTTATAGATGCATATACAGGATTCAAATCAGGATCAATTGAAAATTATATTAATGAACCTAATCCAGACTGCCGATATAAACGAAAAATTTATCAGTATGATGCATACTTACCTAGCAATTCATATTTAACAGCATCATGGGTGCCTGTAACTGGAACTGCAATTTCAGGTACACAGGTACCTAGTGGGTCAAATGTAAATAAAAATAAATTAAAAGATTATATACAATTTAGTGGAAGTGTTGTTCTAAAGCAAACATTTACTGCAGAAAGTGGATCTAAATATTTATTAGATTTATATGCATCACCAATAAATACATCTAGTATTGTTGATTTGACTGTAAATGTATTTCCTACTAGTACACCTGCATCTCCGTTTTCAACTGAAACTTATAGAATACGTTTTGGTAAAAAATATATTGAAACTAATGGTACAAGCAGTTTAGAGGCTGAATGGATAAATAGATATAAATTTTCATTCATAGCATCAGGTTCAACTACAATTCATGTATCAGCAAGTTCGCATACAAATTTGTATCCTGATGCATCTGGATTGTATAATTATTTGACTGAATGGGAAGAGGGGTGGATTCAAAATGAAAATAAAGATCGTAATTTATTTGTAGGTGCTACTTATGAAGAATGGTATTATCAATATAATGAATGTTCTGCAGTTAACAGAATTAGATTTGCAGGTTCAAAATTAGAAGGTCCGGGAATAAATATAGATTCACCAAATACAATAGATGGCGGTCCGGTTGTTGAGATAAAACAAACTAATCCAAATTCAATATTTGTAAATGGTGGAAATTCTGATGGTAATTTGAGAATAGAATAGAAAATTTTTAAATAGTTGATATTTATTAATAAATAAAATAAAAAACAGGATATAAATGGGGTACTTAAATAATTCTTCAATTGTTGTAGATGCTATTTTGACAAGAAAAGGTCGTGAATTATTAGCAAGAGGACAAAATGAATTTAATATCACACACTTTGCTCTTGCAGATGATGAGATAGATTACACATTATGGAATTCAGATCATCCATTAGGATCAGCTTATTATGGAGCAGTTATTGAAGCTCTTCCGGTTACTGAAGCTGTGCCTGATGAAACTCAGGTAATGAAATATAAATTGGTAACACTACCTAAAAAGACTGTAAGAATTCCTATTGTATCAGTACCTAATACAAGTATTACTTTATCAGCTGGTCAGCAAGATATTATTAAACCATCAACTATCAATTATGCAGAAGGTAATTCAACATATGGTTATACTGCAGTGTTAGCAGATAGTGATGTTGCAGTTTTAGAAGTAGTAGATGCAGCAATAGGAACTAAAACAGCATCAACAATGATGTCAGATTTAGAACCAGGTCAATCAGTATCAGTTGTTGGTAAGACGTTTAGAGTAAGAGCAAAATCAGCAATTGCATCATCTAAAACAACAACATTAACTATTTATGGAAACGAAACTGGTGGTCAAACTGTTGTAAATATTACAGTCAATAAGCAAACATTGAGTACAACTCCAGGAACACCATTAACTGGTCAACCTCCGATTATATTACCATAATAAATTAAAAAGAGACGATAAAATATGGCATTACCATTAAGTTCATTATCAGGATTCGCAGGCGCTCAGTTAGGGACAGGTCGTTCTGGAGCAGGTTATACACCAAATACAACACTTGATTCGGGAGTGATTGACAAATTACGTGAAACTGGTAAATCAATTATTCCGACAAATTTCAATGCAGATCAAGTTAAAGAACAGTCAATTCCTACTGTACAACCAACAGTAGCAGGTGGAATTCCTGTTTTTAGATCAGCAACTGGAACAGATTATGTAGTTGATGAAAAAAATATAGTATATGAAGTAGATCCCCGAAAGGATACAGGAATAAGTACTGGATTAGGTGTAGGATTAAGTACAGGTACATCAACTGGTGCACCTGGTGGACCAATATTACCTCCGCCTCCTCCAGGTTCTGGTGTAGGATCTGGTAAATTATTCAGTGTATTTAGCACTGATGACGTTGTACCTAATCAGCAAGAAACTGTAACTAGAGCGTTATGGACTGGAAATGTTGGTAACCTTTTAACATTTTTTACTAGTTCAGCTCAAACAGCAGCTCAGAAAAAATATTATTATGAAATTTATAATAGTGCATCAATATCATCATGTAATTCTGAAGCTCAATTTTCAATAGCATATGGTAATAGATTTGGTTCAGGTTCAGAAGATGAAGGTGGTCAAATTGAAGATACACCAACACGAGCAATTTATGGGCAATATAGATTGTTGTGTCTTGATCCTACAGATGAAGCGTTTATTATAAATGGACAAACTGCAAATTCAATTTATGTAGTTAATGTAAACAGAGCAAGAATGCTTGAATCACTTGATGAAGGTAATGTTGAATTAAATTTAGCACATCTTTCAGGTTCACAGTGGATAGCTCAAAGTGGTTCAAATTCATATACAGGAAGTGCAATTGGTTTGGCTAATAATGGTGCAGTATTACGTCTTATTGATGATTCATCAATAAATCCTGCAACTATAAAGCAATCTGGTGAAGTGTATAATATGGTATCAGGTTCAATTGAAGATGGGGTGTATAACTCAACAAATCCAGTTATATATGGTCAGTTATTTAAACGAAAAGGTATCATTGTTTTAAATGGTGCAATGTTAGATGCATCAGCATCATTCGGAACTGCGACTCCTAGAGAAGCAGATGGTGATAATATAAGAAGATTTTTTATATCAATTTCAGGATCAGCTAAATATACAGATAGTCCTGGTGGTGATTATTTAGGATTTCAAGGTAGAGGATCTGAAAAAGTAAAATCGACGCATTATTTCGTGAGAGTAAAAAACTCAGATTATAATTTTTCAAATAATCCTACATTTGTCACAGGTTCAGAAGGTGATTTGAGACATGCTGATATGTATGGAGATCCGAAAACTTATATTACAACTATTGGATTGTATAATACAAATAAAGATTTAGTTGCCGTCGCGAAATTATCGCAACCAATTAAAAAGTCATACAAAGAAGAGGCATTGATTAAAGTTAAATTGGATTTTTAATAGAAGTGAAATATGCCAAGATATTCGATACGGTCATGTTCAACTAATGCTACTGCAACTGGTCATTCAAACTCATTTAGACAAAGTGGGCTAGTTTATAAAGTTAATGGTGCATGTTGGGAAATTTTATCTACAATACAAGGTAGCACCGCTCAACCTGGTGACATAAGTTTAGATAATATTGAAAACTCGTATTCAGGAGTATCAGCATGTTCTGACTGTACATTTTCATTGAATCCTAGATATAATTGTACTAATGGACAATGTGTACAAGCAGCGAATGGTACATATGGGAGTTTAGCTGCATGTCAAAGCAATTGCAACCAATCCACAACAGCGTGGGTATATCAAATACTTGATTGTAATGGGTTAATAGTTGGTTCGGTATTTCACAATAACAATGGTGGATTAAGTAATCGTGGTATAATAATCAGTAATCAATGTTACAGATTAACAGCACCATTCCAAACAAACCCACCATCAAAT